GCTGCACATTCTCAGAATCAAGCATTACATCGGACAACCCCGGCCTGATTTCAGATAGTACGTTTACGTCAGGTGGCACTGGTCACGCAATGACGATAACTGTACCGGGAAGCTACACAATCAGCGGGCTGGATTTTGTCGGATATGGCGCAGACGGCTCAACGGACGCGGCCATTTACAACAACAGCGGCGGAGCGGTCACGTTGAACGTAAGCAGCGGCACGGCTCCAACTGTGCGAAACGGTACGAGCGCAAGCACCACTGTTGTAGCGGGAGCAACGCTTACCATTGCAGCCAATGTCACATTATCAGGCGCAGAAATTCGCATTTACGATATGGACAATTCGCCCGCTGGCAGTCTAGGCACGGAACTCAGCGGAACAGAATCTCACGGATCCGCCACTTACACGTATTCCGGCACGCCAGGTAACACCATCTGGATTCAGATTATGAAGAGTGGCTATAAGGAGTATGGTCAATCCGTCGTGTTCCCCGACAGCAACTCCACTTTTACAGCGACCCTTGCGGTCGAAACCAATACATAAGCGAGGCGCTAAATGGCACTGATAGATCACACCAATTTTTCCACAACGCTCAAGCAGAGTTCAGCCCCTAGAGGTGGCGCAGTAGACGGTAACATATATTTTGACGTAGCAAACAACGAAATACAGTTAATAGGCGTTGACGAACTGGCAACGATCGACTTCGGTGCGGGGGCGGTTGCCAACCCGTTTGTGCAGGCTGATGGCATTACCATGCGGGCGTTGTACAATTTTGAAAACGCCCGCAGGCGCGTGGATGAAACATTGCGCAAGTACAAGCGCGGTATTGACGGCGACTACCGATTCGCAGGTGCATTCAGCTTCGTCAATGGCGTCAAGCTGGACGGCACGGACCGCACAAAGATACGTGGATCTGGCTTCATCGAGTATGCCGCTACAGGTGACGGGCAGACGGTTATTGACCGCATCTATCACGGCGTTAAATCTCTCAACGCGATCCAGTCCACCACGCAGCCGTACTTTACGCTTGTCACGGCAACAGACGAAGCAACACTGCAAGCGGCCACTTGGACGAACTTCTCGCGCACAGGCGCGATAGACGAGACGGTGCAGGTATTCGGCACGACAGCAAACGGGGATTCCGGCGCAGGCACGTTCGACTACACCAGTCGAACGCTGGTAGTGCGAGTGCGATCCTACGGTTACAACACGGGAGAAACCACTTCGGTAGCTTCCGGCATTACCGAGTTCTCTGGATTCTCTGCTGGTTACGGTGTGGGCGAAACATTGAACGCCTCTAACACCTTTGCGCTGGCTGATGTTTTCGGAGGTGCAAAAATATCACCCTGGACCGGCATGACATTGGAGAAACTGGTATCGCCGCAGGTAGAGACAGGCTTCAACGAGGCTGACGGCTCGTTTACCTGGGTGCTCAACAACACCGCAGGCGGCACAGTAGAACAGTGCGCAGCCTACCTCGACGCTGTGGCTTTGCAGGATGCTGATGTGGACGCCGCCGCAGGCACTACTTATAACGGCAGGAAGGGGCGTATCTGGTACAGCCGTAACGCAGCAGGAAAGATTGTCACCTCCACCGGGCTGTTCATAGAGAACCTGTCAACTGTTGAAAAACAGAAGATCATCCAGACCGACAACAGCGGCAACGCCAAAACCTATCCGTACTTCCCTGAAGTACAGATTACCGTAGGCGCAGCGGCCATTGCCGATGCCCTGGCCTGGTATCATGTGTACTACGTTGACGGTGCAGCCGGTGCGGACTTTGACACAGCTTCCGCAGTGACAGTGAACGACGCGAGCGGAAACCCGGTAAAGGGCAACGTAGCGACGGATCAGGTGGGCGGAAAAATATTGTTCGCCTACGGTTACGACACCAACACTCAAGCAGGGTTGAGCGCGGGCATAGACAAGGCGATGGTTGCTATCGTAGAGGGTGACGGCGGCGCAGCACAGGCGTTGACGTACTTCACCGTGACGCGAACGGCGCTGATTTCAGTCACTTGCGCTCCCGCCGCAGACAACAACGCATAAGGGGGCCGTATGGCCTTGATACTGAGCATAGATGGTCCCGGCAGGTTGATTTATCTCGACCCGCTGGCTGCCATCTCTGACGAGATAGCGTTCCACCCGGTAGACGACTTGTACGCTGAGTACCGTGCGTACCGGCGTGTCAATGAGTCGCTGCGGTCTTTCGCGCCACTGATGCTGGCTGCTGGCAACGTGCCGAAGGGATCAGGCAAGTACACGCCGCGCTACACGATGCTGCTGGGCGGCACAAAGGTGGTTATACCTGACGGTGTGGCGCGGATAAGAGTGCTGGGCGAGCTGTTGACGGACGATCAGACAGACCAGTTCGATGTGTCTCAAGTAACAAGCGCCGTAACGATTCTGTACCAGCCGTCCGATGCGGAGGTTATCAAGGTCAACACGACAGGCGGCAGCGACGAATTAACGCTCACGGCAGATCAGTTAAACGCCATAGCCAGCAAGGTATGGCAAACCAAACCGGCGGATCCTGTCATCCCGACACCGCCGACGACGCAGCAGATAGCCGACGCGGTATGGGAGTATTCCGGATGACCGCATGGCAGCAGTTGGTAGCACACTCGACAGGCACAACGGCCTGGCAGCGTATCAACAACATAATCGAGGGAGAGGGAGGCCCTACTACGGTAGTGGTGCAGGCCCCGGTGTCTTACTCAGCCCTGGTAGGTGTCCTCAAAGCCGGGGCCGTCCTGTCGATGCTGAAGAGTTCAGCGGATTTCGGCAGGCTCACAGTATCCAGTAAACTGATTTCAATAGGCGGAACATATGTCTTCAATAGATAACCCGGTGGTTGGCGACAGCATTGCGCTGTCGTTCAGCACGACGCCCAAACAGGATTTGACCGACTGGACTTGTCGTGTCCAGGTGCGCGAAGTGGACTCGTCCTCTGTCGCGCTGGACTTCAACATCACCGACCTCAGCCCGGATAGCAAGGAGTTTATTGGGGGCTTTCGGACGAACCTCATGGCCGCAGGCAAGTATTACATCGTTGCCAAACTCGGTAACGAGACGACGAACCAGTACAAGGAAATCCAGTTAACGATGACACTGGGAAGGAGCCTGTTTGTATGACGCAAGACAACAAACCGTGCGAGATATGCTACGGAATACGCGAGGCGGCGTGGACGGTCATCTACGCAGTGGGGTTGATCGGGTACGGGGCACTTCTCTATCACGTTTTCGTAATCGGGGGATTTTAAGTGACAAGATTAGGGGCTTTAAAAAAACCAACAGGATACCCATACACGCCGCCCTTTAGAATTAATCGTGCCGGTAGTGTAGTCACAGAGGATTTTAATCCAGACGACTACCTCGTCCCTTCTTCTGTAACCTACTACTTCTCTAACTCAGGGAACGATGCAAACGACGGCTTATCAGCGGAGCAGCCTAAAAAGAAAATCAGCACCGTTATAACTGCATTAAACGCAGCACCCCCGGCTGGCGTTACGTTTATTCTCACGTCTGGACAGTATCTCGGATCGGACGGCATTGCAGGGCTTTCTATTAACTTTCCCTGTAACATCATCTGTCAATCAGGCAGGGCGCAGATTTACTTTAAGGATACGCGCACTTGGAGTAAAACGGCTGGTAGGACCAATATTTACCAATCAACTACCACGCGCACCAACCCCGCAAGCGTTGATCTGGCGTCAACTGACAGTTACGGGATAGCAAAAAGGCTAAAGGTAGTTGCTGATCTGGGTGTGCTAGACGCAACACCAGGGGCTATCTACACAACCGGTGGTGTGCTGTACATGCACACGCACGATTCTAGATCGCCAGACGCCAGCATCGTTACGTTCTCCAACGTTACATCGGCGTGGACCCAAACTACGTCGCAGCAGATTTTTATGCAAAACATAGATTTCTGGGGGTATCTCCAACCCGTGTTTATCGGCGGGTCAGCAGCGGCTCGTTATGTCTTCGACGGTTGCACATTCAGCTACTCATACGACGCTAAAAACGGGTTTGAAACATCGTCAAGCACACACGCCGATACACTCACTATCATGCACAACTGCACAGCAGCCTATAACTCGTATGACGGCTTCGGCTACCGAGGCGCACATAAGGCAATCGAGATTGACTGCAAAGGCGTTTACAACGGTTTCGTTGGGACCAACGACGCCGACAACGGCAGTACGGCACATGAAAATGTCACCACGCTGCGTATCAACGGCATCTACCGCTACAACGGTGATCGCAATGTCCATGATGTAAACAACACCTACAACTGGCTAATCGGCTGCAAAGCAGGCAACGCGCAGAACGGCAGCGCAGACCACTACATGAGTGGCAACTTCCTTGCCGGAATACAGGGAACAAGCTCGGATGACCCTCACACATGGCTTGAGGCTTGTGAGTCCCTTGGCGGATCAGCAGCAGACATAGGGGCATATGGTGGGGCCATTATTGACACGCTGGATTGTATCGGATTCACGGTTACAGACACGGAAGGTACCGCACTACTGAGAAACAACTATGCCGGTGTCTGGCCGACCAGTTCCAGGAAACAGTTTATCCACAACCCCGTACATCAATTAATCAGATCACCAATCCGCTGAGGAAATAAGTCATGGCAGTCATATTTCAAAACCGAACAACCGACACAGCAGGTACTACTCCGGTAGTCGCGTCTGCCGATACCACTTACCAGATTCTCGTCTCGGGAGTTTTTGACGGCGCGGACGTGTTCGTGATGGTGGTGCAAGACGCTTTGCGTCCGGCCCCTATACACCGGTTCAGCGGCGATGGCGTGGCGGTACTGGACCTTAAAGCTGGCAGCAGTTGGTACCTTGTCGTCGTCCAGGCGTCACTCACCACCAACATAGACGCCAGTTATTTATGATAGCGAACACCGTCCTGAAGATAGTGGCTGTAGGGCTGGAAATCGCAGGACGGATTCACCGCGCACTTAAAGCCCGACAGAGGCAACAACGAAATGACGACGCAACTAAAAATCCTGCTGATGCTATCGGCAATCACTTTAATGGGGTGTCAGGCTTGCCCGACAACCCCAATAAAGCCGGAACGCCCGAAGCTGGAAAGCCTAGCCAAGAACCCTGACGGCGGCATAACGCTCAACCGGCAGGACGCTCTCGACCTGATCCTTTACGTTTACGATTTGGAAGACGGCTATGAGTGACCTGTTAACTGAACTCGAACGTGGGGTCCCAGTCTCGTTTATCTGCAAATTCCTGGGCGTATCGAAAGCTGAACTTACGAAAATTCTGAAGGATTCCGAATTGGAACCTATGGAGATTCGCAACGGCTTTCAGATTTACGACTTCAAGCGAGTCCTGTCTGTCGCGTTCAAGCCCGAGATAAGTTTGGATGACGTGACCGAAATCCTTAAAAAGATGAAGCCAAAGGACTTGCCGGTAGAACTTCAGAAGGAGTATTGGCAGGCCCAAATATCCCGGCAGAAGTACGAGGAAAACGCGAAAGACCTGTGGCGCACGTCGGCTGTGATGGATGTTTTCGCGGCCACGTTCAAGACGTTGCGACAGGAGATTCTGCTGTTCTCGGACACCATCGAGGCACAGACCGGGCTTACCAACCCCCAACGGGAAGTCCTGTTCGCGTTGTCCGATGCCTTGCTCAACAACTTACATGAAGCACTCGTGAGGAACTTTGGTGGCGACGACCTACTATCCGGATTTGAATAGTGTCGTCCTCGATGTCGCGGAACTGCTGCGGCCATCAGAACGACTCACCGTAAGCCAGTCGGCGGAAAAGTACCGGCAGCTCAACAACCCCGGAAGCTATGTGGGACCGTGGAAGAACGCCACGACCCCGTACATGATAGAGCCGATGGACACCCTGGGCAGTCGGGACTTTACATCCTGTGTCTTTGTCGGACCGGCGCAATGCGGAAAAACTGATGCCCTGCTGCTGAACTGGGCGGCGTACAATGTGATCTGCGATCCAGCAGACATGATCCTTTACCAGACATCGCAAGCGACGGCCAGGGACTTCTCGAAACGCCGTATCGACAGGATGCACCGGCACACACCGGAAACAGGCAAGGCCCTGATATACAGGAAAGACGCGGATAACATTTACGGGAAAATGTATAAGTCCGGAATAATGATTACGTTGTCCTGGCCTTCGATTAACGAAATGTCGGGCCGACCGGTGGGCCGCGTGGCATTGACTGACTACGACCGGATGCCAAGTGACATCGACGGCGAGGGTAATCCTTTCGACTTGGCTAAAAAGCGAACAACGACCTACCGGTCATTCGCCATGACGCTTGCCGAATCATCGCCAGGACATTCGATCATAGACCCCAAGTGGCTGCGGTCCAGCCCACATGAAGCCCCTCCCTGCGAGGGAATCCTGGCGCTGTACAACCGGGGCGACAAGCGGCGGTGGGTCTGGCCCTGTCCGCATTGCAAGGAGTATTTCGAAGGCGAGTTCTCGATGCTGGAATGGCCCGAGACGTTGGACGTTGAAGAGGCAGGCGACCAGGCAAAGATGCGCTGTCCGAATTGCCAGGAACTCATATCACCAGACCACAAGTCGAAGATGAACGCAGCGGGGCAGTGGATCCGGGAAGGCGAACACGTCCGCAGCGACGGAACGAAAG